GAATGGCCTGAAGAATTCTTGTATTGGCAATATCACATTAACGTTAAACCATTCAGATACAGAGGACCATACTTCTGTAAATTTATTCCAAGCATTTATGAATGCCTCTCCTAGTAACTGGACTATTCCCACTCCAACTGCTGCGATTGCCTTTAATATTGGATTATTGATAATTGCCTGAACAACATTATTATCAAACCAAGACAAGAAGTTTTCCCATGCCGTTTGATACCAAGTTGTAGGATCTTCTTCAGCACCATCTCCAGCGCCACCTTCTTTTAATGCCGCTTCAGCAGCAGCCAAGGCTAAAAGTGCTGCTTCAAGTTGAGCTTCAAGATCGGATATCTTTTTGGGATCTCTTGTTCCAGCAGTTCCTCCACCTCCGCCACCACCGCCGCTTGAAAGATTTGCCATTTCTTTTTTGGCAGCAAGGATCTGAAGCTCTTGTTCTAAATACTTCTTTCTGTCTGCAAATTCAAGCTTTTGCTTATCAATTGCAATCTGAATATCCCCATTAATATCTTCCAGAAGTGTTTTTTGATCTCCAAGCTTTGTTATTTTATCTTCATATGGCTTCATATCTGCCTGAATAGCTTTAATTGCTAATTCTTTTGCATAGATAGTGTTGTTTATTGAATCAATTTGTGGAGCATAGTTATCAATAATATCCTTGTATGGCTGAGTTTTTGCATCACGCAACTCTTGCTGCTTGGTTATTTCACGATCAGCTTCTGCTATTGCGTCTCCAGCAGCCTGAACTCTAAGCCTATAAGAGTCCTCTATTAAGAATTTTTGATACTCTTGTGCATCTATTTGCTTCTGTATTGATTCAAGACCTGCATCAATAGCATCTCTTTCATCATTGATTAAGTCTTTTCTGTCTTCAATAAGTTTTTGTTGATCTTTTAGAGAATCTTTTTGTGCATCAAAAGCATCCTGTTGAGTGTTTACTGCTTGATCTGCTGCCTCTTGCTTCATTTCATTGGCTGCAGCAGTTGCAGCATAAATATCTCCCTCAGCCAAAGCTTGAGTCAGTCCAAGCCTATTCTTTTGTTGGCGAGCAATATTTTCATTTATCTTTTGTACCTTGGATAAAGCATCGCTTTGATCATCAAGGTATCCTATTTGATCATCAAGTGCTTTTGATTGTACGTCAAGAGCTTTTTCTTCATTGTCAAGCGCTTCAAGCCTTGGCTTAGCAGTTTCTTCAGCAACTCTTTTTTGTCTTTCAAGCAAAGCAATTTGATCTTCATATGGTCTTAATAAGTTGTCTCTTTCTTTTTCAAGGTTTTGAAGAATATCCTCTTGAGCTTTTTTCTGCTTTTCAAGTGAATCAAGTATTGGCTTATACTCTCTTTCAATCTCACTAACTGCCTGATTCTGCATATCAATGTCGTGATTGATTAAATCTAGCTGATCCTTGTATACAGAAACTTCATCATTGATTGATTTAATTTGACTTTCATAGTCTTTTAATGGACCGTTTTGAATATTTTCAATCTCTTCACCAATCATGGTCATTGCATATTCTGCTTCTGCAATTGAGTCAAGTGGTAGTTCTAGTTCTCCAACAGTGATACTGGTCTGACCCAATCTTCTTTGAAGAGTTTTATCAAACATATCCTCTGCCTTACGATCAATCTTAATTTCCTTAATCGTAATAGATGCCTGCTCATCTCTGATAGCATTTTCTCTGTCAGCAAATGGATCTTTTGTTCCTCCACCTGATGTGTCCTTACCCTTTTTCCCTGATGGCTTAGCTTTTTCTCTTGCCAATGCTGCTTCTATTCTTGCAATATCTCTTTTAGCTCCAGTAACTGCGGCCTGTGCTGCTGCAAGATCTTCTAGCTTTGATCTTACCTCGTCTGCAGTCATTCCAGCAGCCTGCATTTGCTGAATAAATCCACCCATGTCTATGCCTTGGGCTCGCAAAGATAAAATATCGAATGCGATTCCAGCATCAGTAATTGAATTTATAGTTGATTCTGATTGTGGATATAGGTCTATCATTTGCTGCTTCATTATTTCAAGACCTTGATTATTTGGGAGAGATGACAATTGCTGTTCTATTGATGCCATTCCTGCATTAAACTTTTTGGCCCCAATCTCTCCATTTACAAATTGAGCACTAACAAGGTTCATTGCTGACTGGGTGCTAGTTTTCAATAAATTAAATGCTGAAGATGTTTCAAGGATTGCCTTCTTCTGCTCATATTGTGGGACTATAGACTTCTTCATAAATTCTGGAAGCATGTCAACTGCTGCCATCCACTTCTTTGCATCATCAATTGCACCTTGATCAATTGCCTGATTAAATCCTTGTTCTCCTAAACTCTTAAAGCTAGCCTGTACTCCGTCTACCGCTGGCTGTATGCTATCAGAAAGGAATGAAGCAATGTCCTTAATTTTTCCTTCATTATCAAAAGACATGGTTATGTCTGATTGTATTGGAACAAAAACATTTTGTTTCCCAGCCTCATTTGCTACCGCCTCAACAATTCCAACCGCTACGTCTCTTGGAGCACCCCCTGCAAGAAGATCTGCGAACATTGATCTTAGTGCTGCTTCTGCATTTATGTCAGACGCTGCTCCAATAATCCTAGACTTTTCCTGCATACCCCCATCTTCTTTGACATATGCTTCTGCCTCTTGTGCAACAGTTCTTGCTTCTTCGGTTCCTCCCACCGCTGTCGTAATTTGTTGGAAACCACTGGTTCTTTCTGTAAACCCAAATTTCTCTGCTATAGATTTTAGTTGATCTCCTGCTACCTTAGCCGATTCTCCTAAGTCTCTTACCTTATCTCCTGCATTCTTAAATGCAAAGCCAAAGAGGGCCAAGGCTGAAATTACTGCAATTATTATACTTGCAAGTTGACCAAATCCAGGAACAAGGTTTACAATTCCTGCAGCAAATCTAACTAATGCTGGAAACAATCTTCCAATTGCTGGAAGAAGCCTTCCAAACAATGCAGTAACTTTTCCTAGTGGTCTCAATAACTTAGAAAACATTCTTGCTGTTTTCCCTACTTTATTTCCTTTTAACATACTTGCAGCTAATGCAGCATCAGCCCCAGTTGATACTGCTGAAGACACTCCTTGTCCTGCTGCCTTTAATCCAGAGCTTACAGCTAAAGCTGTTAGTGCTGCACCAAATTTTTTCAATGCATCACCAATAATCTTAACTCTAAGTATTGCATCAAACGCAGACAGAGCGGCGCTGGCAATAAAGAATTTATTGGCGATATCCCCTATTGGTCCAGGCAAGAACGACATAGCCATAGTTAGTCCATCAAGAGCATATAGGGTTGATCTAAATCCACCAAGACCTTTTTTCTTTTGTGATGTTTCAAGAGCTGTTGCCTCTGCATTATTAATATGAGCATTTGCATCAATGTTTGAGGCAATAGTGTCTTTTTCATTTGCAATGGCTGCCATGGCTGCTGAATCAGCTAGCTCATCCATCTGAGAGGTTGCTCCAGAAATTGATGGTCCGCCTGGTTCTCCTGGTCCTCCAATGAGCACTGCCCCCCTAGAAACACTTGGAGGCAGAATGGTCTCCTCCATTCCTTGATTTATTCCTTGACCAATCCAGTTGCCAAGTTGATATGACCAAGGTGGTGGGGAAGCAGCGTTTGCATTTGATAAAACTTCTCTCTCAATATTAGATCCAGGGTTTCCCTCATCTATTCCTTCATTTATTGCTGCTGCTATCCTTATTCCTGATTCCCGATATTGCCTACTATCCAAAGTTTCAGTAAAACCTTCTCCTGCTGGAGCACTTTCTCTAACCCCTCCCACTGCTGTTACGGCTGTGGCTTGATATCCAGTTCTTGCTATAGTTCCAAGTCTTGTTTTGACATTTGCCCCTGCGCTAAGACCTCCAGCGGCTAATGAAAGCTCTTCATCTAATCTTGCAATAGATACATAAACCTTTTCTGCCTCAGCAGTAATTGGATGAATCTCTCTTGCCAATTTATCAATTTCTTCTTCCACCTGAGTCTGAGAAAGACCAGTTTCTTTCATAATTCTTTCAACATCTTCTGCGGCAAGAGTTATACCCTTTACTCTGTTAAGATAGTTGTTCATTGCTCCAAGGTCTGGAGTAAGATTGGCTAGGTCTGTCCAATCTCTATCTACTCTTTCTCCAGCATCATTTATTACCTGAAGATGAGATGCCTGAGTATTTGTTAGATTTCTCATCTTTTCGCTATCTTGAGCAATTTCAGGCCAAACGGAAGCGACTTGGCTTTGGATTGCCTCAATCTCTGCTTGCTTGGTCGTCCATTGCATATCTGATCTTTCGCCTTGACGTATAATACTTGTGGGAGCCCCAGTCTTCTGTTGAGATGTAGCAAGAGAAGATATTTCGGGTATTCCACTAACTACTTCATCAATTCTTACAGCTGTCACTTCAACATCATCGGTCATACTCTCTAGCACTCTGACAAATCTTTCCAGAGCACTAGTACCCATTTCTGATGCAGCTTGCAACCTTCTTTGAATTGCTTCTTGAACCTTTTGTGTATTACGATCTGGCAAGTTTAGATTTACCGACCCACCTCCAGGAATGGGGATGTTTCTCCCCTTTGCGTATCCAGCAATATTTCCATTATTCATGGCCTCTAAAATTGGACCATATTTTTCGGATGCATCTTTATTAATTACAAATTCTCCAGGCATTAACAGTGCTGGCTCTGAATCACTATTTCCACTACCGCCTACTTTTCCTCCAGTAGCCATCTTTCTTGGCACTCTTCCTAGCATAAGCCCCTGTGGTGATGATGCTCCTGCCGATGCCATAGATCGTCCATATCTATTATAAGCTTCTGCTAAGGCATCAATTGCTTCTCTATTTACAAGAGCACTTCTTGTTAATCCAGAAATCTTTTCATCAATGGTTGAGGCTGCTGCAGAAGCTTCAAGTTCTGCTTGAGTTAAGAATCCAAAAGACTGTTCCATGGGTCCAGTAGATCCAACAATCTTTCCTACCATTCTTTGATAGGTTCCTCGTATTAAGTCAAATCCCTTTATCATATTTCCAAGACCGTTAGCTATTAGACCAATTCCCATAAGGAAGACTGGGGCTACCCCAGCAAGCAACGCAATTACGGCTGTTATGGCAACTTGTATTCCATTTGGCATTGAATTAAACACTTCTAAAACTTTTGTTGCTGCATCAACAATTGGTGTCAAAACCTTTAAGAAGATTTCTCCAATTGGAGCTATTGCAATCTTTAATCTTTCTACCGCCCCTTGAAATCTAACCCCAACTGCATCAGAAACTGCTCCAAGTTCTTTGTCTGATAATGCAGCAAGTTGAGAAACATCTTGACCCATAAGCTCAAGAACTCTTGAAGCTTGAGAGCCATCCTTTACGATGTTTTCAAATAATGCACCCATACGAGCAAACTGGAATTTACCAAAAACCTGAGCAAGGGTTTGCTGACGACTTAAATCATCAAGAGAATTAATAGCAAGAGCAAACGCTTGGACTGTTCCCATCAAGTCTCCGCGATTTGCATTTACAATTGTATCTATGTTTATGCCAACAGCCTCTAATTGTTCTTTTGCCTGCTTTGTTGGATTAATTAATGATGCGAGACCAGACTTTAGTGCGTTAGCACCCTCAGCAGCATTGACCCCATTTTCTCTCATTGCAGCAAGGAATGCCGAAAGATCTTTTACGTCTCCACCAAGACCCTTAATGACTGTAGCCGCTCTTGGAATAGATTGGGTAATGTCATCAAGAGAAACAACGGTTTGGTTTTCTACTGCGTTCAAGAAGTCAATAGATCCTGCTAAATCGGTTGCACTTAACCCAAAGGCAGACTGCAGAGCGATTGTTGCATCTAAAGCTTGCTGTTGATCAATCTGACCAAGTGTTGCCAACCTTGTTGCTTCTGTGGTTGCTGCAAGCAGATCTGCACCCTGAGCACCTGTTGCCGCTGCCTTGGCTGCCATCTCCATTGTCTGTGAAGCAGAAATACCATACTTGGTAAATTCAACGCCAAGACCCTTGATCTGCTCAAGCATTGCGTCTGTTTCAGCAATTGGAGTAAACGCATCTCCATAAACTCTTCTAAAACTTACCGCTTGCTTTTCAAGATCCATGAATACTTTGGATGCCAAGCCACCAAAAATAGTTAATGGTATGGTGAATCCAACCATCAACTGACGACCAGCCCATTGAGTATTTTTACCCCAGTTTACAAGATGGGTTGAACCCTGCCTAAGCAATTGATTAAAGATTTGCTGCTTCTGTGCTGCCATGGCAAGATCCGTTGCCATTCCTTGTGGAAGTACTTCTGGTCTTACTGCCAGAACCTTCTGCATACCATTGACTTCTTTTCCAAGAGCAAGGTATCTAGTAGAAAGTGTTTTTACTCTTTCTTCTGCCGTGGCATTTATTGTATTTAGTTCTTTGGTAAAAGACTTACCAAAAGTTTTTGTGGATGCCATCCCATATCTGAAATATTCTCCAAAGCTTAGCTTTCCCTTTTCTAGGGATGAGGAGAACCTTCCAACATCTGTTTGGATGGTTTTTATTTGTGTAGAAAATTGGCCAATATCCCCAATTTGTTGTTGGAGTATTTTTGTGTTAGAGGCTAGGGAAGCCCTCATTGAGTCATTCGTTGAAACTATAGAGCTATTAAACTTTGATATTTGTGCCTCAAGTGTACGCAGTTGCGCTACGGCTGATGCCGTATCAATATCAATTTGTATATTAGCTCTTACAGTATCTTCAGCCATCCATTAGCACCTATTATTAATTATACACTAACCAAAAGGATTTTTAACGTTGTTGCCACTGGAATATTCTAATCCGTTTCCTATTCCAAATCCTTTTTGTTTTGCTGTTTGTCCTTGCAAAGAAACGATATCGTTAGAGTCAGTTACCTTACCTCCACTAAACGCCCTCGCCTTAAGATCTTCCCATTCTTTTTGAGGATCTTTACTGCTTCCCTTATCTATATCTACTCCCTGCATAGCAGCAAGAAACTTTCTATTTGTATTGTCTTCTTCTATTTTTGCGATGAGGATAGCAGATAGCTCTGGCATAGATATGGAGTCTTCAAGTTCTTCATAACTTTTCCAGATTCCCAAGAGCATGGCTCTTGATTCTAGGTCAACAAGATCTAGCTCTGACCAAGGCTCCCCACCGCTGCTACGTTTCCCTGATCATCAAGCTTAATTCCCGCTGCTGCTTCTACAACCTTGTAGACGCTAGGGAGGTCAATTTCATCTTCAAGCTTTGCACGATCAACTGCAAGATCTGGTGCATATTGCTTCATGGCAATCTGAACACAGTCAATAAGAACGTCCATTGACTTATCGTTGTTATCTGCTACCTTTGCAATTGATTCAAACTTCTTCATGAATTCACGCAAAAGAGAAATCTTTAGTGGTCGCATAGAAATCTTTGTTCCATCTAGTAATTCTATTTCAGTTACTTCGTATACTGAGGTTGCCATTTATAGTCCTTTCATTAACTATTGTTGGAAATATTATAGCATGACAAAGACCCCCGCGCAATGCGCTGGGGGCCTCTGCCTATTAAGTTGTTTTTTGATTTATCAGGTTGTGCTGTTAACTGTACGGTCAACAATCTTTCCATATGAACCATTGTTTGCAGGTAGCAAACGGAATGAAACCTCAAACATTGAAGCCTCATCACGCTTTGCTGATACTGTAACGTTGTCAATTGAAAGAGCACGGTAAGCAACGTAAATGCGCTCAATGTATGAGCCTGGATCACAATCACCTGTACCTGGTCCAACTGCAACCAGACCTCTTTCTACTGGACATTCACCAATAGCACCTGAAGTAAGCTCAAGTACTGAAGCATTTGATACTGTACCACTATCCATTGGTGTGTCTAGTGTTGTATCTGCATCATAGCTAGCTGCTGGGGCTGCAATTGCAACAAGAAGGTTCTCAAGTGTAGCTTCAGCGAATGCTGTTGCTAGATTAACTTGCATACCTTGCTTGTATAGCTTTGCAACGTCAAGAAGCTGATCTACCTGAACCTCACCAAAATCTGGCTGGAACTGTAGCTCAAGACCGTTAGTTGTGTAACCAATGTTACGAACTAGGGCTTGACCTTCTGTTGAATCAGTAAGTGTTTCGATGTACTGAGTGTCTTCAACAAAGTCTGGGAAGACTACTGTATCTGGATCGAAATCTGCTGATGTTGAAACGAACATAGCGGCTGCACCAACAATGATGTTCTTTGAATCTCCGCGTGTATATGCCATATTTTTTCACCTCTTTTTCCATAGTATTTTTATTTCTATGGGGCGTTTCCTCAATAACTATTATACAGCATTTTTTATAGGTAATCTTCTAGAGACTTGGTGTAATGATATTCCATATCAATAATAAACTCTGAAACATAGTATGGCCTTATGCTGAAATCCCTTGAATTTGATGGATCGCTTGCCATTCCTGAAGATACCTGATAAACTCTTAGTTTATGAAAAAATACTGGATACTCTTCATTACCTCCATTATTTCTTATCCATGAATTTATATCTTTTGCAGCATCATCCGATCTATCAAGAATTATCTGTATTGCTGATCCCCAAATTAAAGTATCCTTTTCTTTTGCCTTTAAATTGTATCTAATCTCTTCGCACTTTATTGGATAGAATGGGTCCTTCATTTTTGTAAACATTCTGTCATAAATAATGTAAGTTTTATTTTCCCAACTCTTTTTCCCAGAAGCGCTATCGCTTAAGGGGAATATTGGCACAGTCTGACCATAATTTTTTGATTGAGACAAGGATGGTTCTATAGACTTCATAGTATCCCAAAAATATTTATTAACGGCTATTGGAGCAACCCCTAGTGTATCTAAGCTCATGATAATTTATCTCCAACCATAGTGAAATATCTTCTTCCTGCTTTTACTCCTGCAGATTTCCCAACCTTTGTTCCTTGTGAATATAAAGAGGGAAACTCTTTTGCATTTTTTAATTTTGACATCAATGGTCCAATCACTGAATACTTAAAGTAAGCTCCAAAAAATTCATCGACCACCTTTCCGAAACTTCCAGCAACTTCATCTCCACCTGGATGAGCTATATAAATTGAACTAGATGTAAAGACTGTTTCATCTCCATCTTGGAATGCAAGAACAGAGGAGTTTGTTGGAGACACAGTTATAGATATTGCATTTTCCATAATGTCTGCCTTGTTCACAAACACATCTCCAGACTCAGAAGATGGCTTTTTGGATGGAAGAAATTTTCCACTAAAGGTTATTGAATATTTTGTTGCATCAACGTTTATGCTAAAAAGTCTTGAGCTTTTATTCCCAACCTCATTCCATTCATATATATGGTGCAACGCTGTAGGATTTGTTCTTGCCTTTGAGTCAATATATCCACTCAAAGCTTCTGCTGCATAACCACCCAAAACCTTATTAAACTCTGTTCTATTTATATCTATTCCCTGAAGAAATCCATCGGAATAAGATACAGTGTTTTTTAATATTTTAGAAAGTTCTAAATTATTGATTTTCATTTTAATCATACTACATTACCTGCCTATCAGAACGATTGAACATTATTTTGTAATATTCTATTTCGTTCCAAGGATTGACATATGGCTCTACTGCCATAACCTCATATACTGTAGGCTCTCCATCATCTTCTATGTAAAACATTAGACCATTACTTGCATTTTGTATATTGGTTATAAGAATGCTTGTTATTGGATACCTTATTCCTTCTACAGAAACTCTTGGATCTAGCTTTGTTCTTCCAATAAGTTTTCCTTCATATTCAAAAAAGGTATTGTTTTTTAATCCATCTTTCTCTACCGCACCCAAGATTTCAGCATATCCAATTAAAGTTTGGTCAAGCATCCAAGACTTATTCTCTACTCCAAAATTATCTTGGGTTTCTGTAGAATAGTAGATGTCCATGTTCATTGAGAACATTACGTTTGGCCCACAAAACAATTAAAGCACCCCTAGGCGATAAACAGGAATCGAATAACTTTGTAGAATCTTGTCTACAATTAGGTTTCCCGAACCTTCTAGAGATATGTTTGAATATTTTACCTTAAACTGATCTGTTTGATATTCTGTAATATATTTACTGATGTGGTCAAGTTTTCCACATTTAATATCATCTATAAGTAATTTTGTTGCATTTTTAATATCATTAGGAACCACTGACCATCCCCAGTCTCCATAAACAGTGTAATCAAATCCATTTGGGAACAAGGAAACGCCTTGAATTTCAGTCAATGCTGCTACCTGATCATACATGTCTCCATATAGCATATATGAATCAGATGCCCCAACAGGCATATGAACAGATTTTGATTCTAGTCTGTTGTATACTCCAGATTGAGCAATGGTCATTCCAGTACCATCTGGAGTAATAATGTAATTCTGTTGTCCGTCAATTGGATCAAATCTATCATAAACTTTTACATTATTTTCGTAAACAATGTTAATTTTATTTGCCCTTCTTGGAAGCCCAAGATAATCTGCTCCAAGACCGTTCATCTCTTCTGCACCTGTTTCATAATAAAATCCACCAACCAAGGTGTCAATTATTTGCCTAGCAATCTGTTCTAGAGCAACATATTCTTCAATCTCACATTCTTCTTCGGCAAGAAGGGATGGATTATAATATGGTCTGTATATATATAAATTATCTATTACGACAGTTTCATCTGCTACCTCATCAACATCCATAGTATAAATGTAGAGGGAGTACGTTCCATCATATTTTTCAAAGTATTTTGGCAAAGTATAGCTAACCACTCCAAGGCTTGATGCAGTTACTTGTTCTGAAACAATAAGCTCAGAATGATCAGCGTATATCTCAAGAATATAGGTCTCGTCTGCCGTAAGATCTTCATAAGAAAGTTCAAAGGGAAACGGCGGTTGACGCAATATATTCATTTTATAGGCCGTAGTGGTCTGCTACTTCTTCTGGTGTTGCTTCACGAACAGAATTTAGTGTCAGCCATTTTTCAGCCGCCTCCTTTGTAACAATATTATAACCTGGTGTTAAAGTTCCTATCATATTCCATCTTAAGTTTTTTTCTGAATAAACAGCTACCTTTGATGCTGTCATTTTTTCTGTGCTTCTTATACTGGCACTTTTATTTGATGAAGTTGGAGACATTATTATATTCTCTGGCTTTTCTGTCTTAATATCTTCTCCGATACTTGATTCAATATTTAAAATTTTTGAAAGAATTTTTGTCTTTGTTTTAGCATCACCGAGGCTAATATTATTTTCTTCTGCATACTCTCTTAATTCTTTTGCAGTTTTTAATGATAGTTCTTCCATTTTCTCTTCCATTCTCTAATTATAACAGAATATAGCTGAGGGGGCAGAGAGTATTTTCCCTGCCCCCACAAGCATTTTTTATTTAGTTATTAGGATGTTGCACCTGAAACATCTGCGTAAGCAACTGCGTCAAGCTCTTCCCATGTGATGCCCAGACGGACGAATACTGTGTATTCAATTGTGTCCTTCTTAGCTTGGTATTGGCGATTGACTGTGATATCGCGCTGGAAACCCCATACACGGTTCTGTGGGAATGTAAGATCTACATAATCCGCAGGATAGTAAGGAACTTCCATGACATCGATACCAAGAACACGGGTGGTGCGAGCACCTCCGAATGTCTGTCCAGCGCCACCGAGGTAGGCATTGGTGTACTGATCTGTACCACGCAAAGCAGGAGCAACAGCTTCTGCAATAGCGTCAGCAAGTGTTCCATTGTTGGCAACGATACCAGCAAAGGCATCTGTACCTGCATAGAACTTAAGACCACTCTTTACAGCGCGGTACTTACGTGGCATTGCATAAATGATTTGCTGCATTACCTCTGGTGTCCAATCGTTTCCAGAAACAGAAACAACTGCCTGATGTGCATCAGATCCACCTGTAACTTGGTTGACGAAACCATTCCAAATTCCTAGGAATGGATCGGCACCACCATCACCGTTAATAGCCAAGTCTTCGATATCGTTACCGAAAGCGCTGGTCATAAGACGGACAAGGTGATCTTCAAGGGCACCTCCTTCAATATTATCCTCAAGGGACTCTGTTGAAACCTCCCAGTCAAGACGGATCTTCTTTGTTGTAAGCTCCACCTTTGTGAAAGTAGCGCCAGCGTTTGTGTAAGCACCATCTGCCTGTGCTGCTGCACGGATAACACGCTCTCCAACGTTGACCTTTTCGATCTCCATTGTGTTTGCACGCATTGTTACCTTGCGTCCATCATTAGCAAGAACTGTTGCATCCCAAACGTAATCGATAAAACGAGTAGCTTGTTCTGGATTCAGGATACCTCCAGCAACTCCTGATGGATTTACTGCATTTGCTCCTGTTAGATCTCCGTAGTTAGCGCTTGGAATGTTTCCAATTACGCCAGCTCCTGGATCTGTTACGCCGCCAATGTTGCCAGCTGCAACGGCTCCTTGACCTTGGTATAGACCTGGTGCTGGATCTCCGTATTCGCCAGACTCACTTGGCTGATTCTTTAAAATTTCTTCTGACATTGTATATTTCACCTCCATTTTTCTTTTTGTTGTTATGCGAATAGGTCGGACTTTGTGAGGAAACGTCCACCCCATAGTGCTTTTTGCTGAGCCTTTTCGAAAATTGGCTCCTGTACGATCTCTCCGAGATCGCCAGACTTACGGAAAGCAGTATCCTTTTCCACTGCATCTACACGCTTTCCAAACTCATTCTTCACTGAATCAACATCATGCTTAACACCTGTAACTGTCTTGTTGAGTTCGTCTACCTTCTCATTAAGAGCCTTAATGGTGTCAGCAAGCATGGTGAATGTTGACTGAACCTCTTCAACTAGAGCCTTGGCTACTTCATTTTCCTCAGCCTTCATTGACTTTTCCTCCATGACTTCCTCTTCTTCCATGGACTTTTCAGCCATCTCTTCTTCATCGTCTTCTTCTTCAGTTGAAATCTCAACTTCTACAGCCTTTTCGACTTCTTCATCAGACATCTTAGCCTCTGATTCAGACTTCTCAACTTCTGGCTCTTCAGACTTCTCAACTTCTGTTTCGGATTTTTCCATTTCAACTTCTACAGCCTTCTCTACAGTTTCTGTAACAATTTCTGCTACATCTTCTGTTGGGGCCATTTCTGTATTTTCATTTTCCATCTTGCTTACCTCCTTTGCGTCATTTTTGATAGTAGAAAGAATAGACTTTACTACCTCTGCCTTTTGAGCATCATTAGTCTCAACGAAACCAATGTTGTTCATACCTTTGTCGCACCTTGGGCAATCGGATGTACCATCAGATGATAACTGAACAATGTCGTCATCGTTGCACCAAAATACGTTTTCAATTAGGGCCTTAGAAAGATACCCTCCAGTATGACCCTTTTCAATGCTGATGACATTGGCGTATTGATTTGCAGGGTTGTCTACTAAAGATAGTTCAAAAAGATCATAGTCTTTAATGATTCTAATAGACTTATTCATGTTTTCGTCAAAAGTATCCTCGTAATCTTTTACGCTACCACCAATTGAAAAGCCTGTTAATGTGCCATCAAGAACCTTTTCCCATGTATCCTGAGCACCTTTACTTACATATGTAGAAACATAGACTCCTTTATACAATTTTCCAGTTTCTTGATCATAAAATGAATCTTCTTTGAATGAGACTAATTTGCCAACAGCTTTTTTATCATCGTGCATCTCTCTTATGTTTCCACGAAATTGCTCAAAAGCCTTTACGCTAGCTTCTGATGGAACAATGTCCCCTTGACGATCAACATTATCTAGAGTAGCGAATCCAGAAACGATTCTTCTCTCTATATCAACCTTTGCAATTGGCATTGAAAGTCTTAGGCTATTTCCCTCAGATTCCCAATGTACTTTAGAAATTTCCATATTACTCCTATTATACCAACTTTTTTATCAAATTGTTACTGTGTTGATCTACCCTCGCCTTGAGGGTTTCTTCCAGTAGTTGTGGCAACGCTATCTGATGCATTATTCATTCTTTCTGCATCTCTCTCTCTGTTTCCTGCCAAGTTTGCACGAGCATCTGTTTCTTGTCTTGTAGTCATTTCAAATACCTCATTTCCACCTGGCCTTTGTGCCATGCCAAGCTGCTCCCTTGCCTCGTTTGGAGTGATAACTTGAGTCTTAAGGTATCTTTCAAGAATTTGTGATTGAGCAACTTCATCTGTTAAGGTTAGTTCATTGAACTTTAAGTTAACAAGATCTGTTTTTGTTTTTACTACCTTGTTTACCATTTTTTCAATATATCTTTGTGCTGGACGAGTTACCTGCTCTTTGAATGTGCGGTCTTGTGCCATAGCAGCAGCAAGACCTCCAGCATCAACTCCGCCAAGCTTTGAAAGAGGGACTTGGTGAGCCATTAAGATGTCATCACGATTCTTTTGATGATAATCATTAAATGATGCTTCTTGTACATTTGCTTCAATTGGCATCATCTGAAAGTCAATGGCATTCCCCTGCTGATCTGCAGGAAGTGGAACGTAAAGAGTTCTATGATTTTGTCCCTTTAACCCAGTTTGTAGAAATCTAAATAGTCTATCTTCTGATTCATGGTCAAGTCTTGCACCCTTAACAACAACAATGTATCTTGGCACAGCCTTATTCTCAAAGTAATCAATATTAAACTGTGATGCCAACTGATCTCCCTTAAGAGACAAGTAGGCAGAAAGGATATCTGGAACACCATAAAATGTGTTAAGTGGTGAATAGGCTTTAAAATGAATAACTTCATTTGGACGCGGATCGTCTGTAATTGGATTTTGATTGGTTGCACCAAAATTGCGGAAATACACTACCTTGCCAGCAATAATTTGTGTGAACCCATCACGAATCCTGCGTACCCGCATTGTTGTAGATGGAATATGACCTAAATATCCTATGTCTCCAGCAACAGTTCTGCCGACTTCTAGGTATCCATTTCCTGTTGACTCAAGATCAAGGAGTACCTTCTCCATTGTTGTGGTAAAACTATCGTCATCGTTTAAGCTTTCAATCCACTCCATTGCTTCGCCCTTTAATCTATCTAGGCGACGGCGAGCTTTTTGAGCAGCAGTTTCGCTTTCCATAGATTCAAGTCTAAGTACAACATCTTTAGCTGTTTCAAACTTATATCCAAGACCAACGGTATTTGACACCTTTGCATCAATTGCTGCGTGGTTTGCAAAATTTGTATCATAAAAGTTTGCAAGCTCATATAGGTTATATGGTGGAGTGATAACATCAAAAAGACCATATCCATTTCTAAATATTTCTCCTGGATTCATTTGCTTTGATTGAACACCATCAATACCTGTAGACCTTGTTCCTGCAGCCACAGCGTATGGACCAGTGGCCCTTCCATCACGATCTACAGGAATGTTGACGGACTTCTCCATCTTGTTTTCTGTTCTGCTGGTTCTTCTTTTAAAGTTTGTATTTAATCCATTGAAGTCTTTAATCTCTTCCCAAGATTTATTAAAGGGATCTTTTGCTAAAAATTCATCCTCTATCTGAATGTCATCAGAATACTTTATTACGATATCATCTTTCATTAGTCCTGCGCCCCATGCTTCTTTAATGTTTGCTGTGCATCATATACTGCACCCATATCATTCAAATTTGGAATAAGTCCGTTTGTCATTCTGTCTACCTGCTCAGAATATCCCTCTTCACTAATCCTGCTAATTCCAGGATAAAACCAAGGGGTTCCTTCTGGCTTCCCATAATGTGCTGCAGCCTTTCTAAGCTGTGCAATTTTAGATAGATCATGCTTTCTTGATGGAATATTCAGAAAGCTTCCATCTCCATCATGAAAAAGGTGACCATCTGGAAGCTTCCAGAAATAAAGTCCCCAATCATATCCTTTATCTATAATTGTGGCTTTTGACTTACCAACTTTTGGTTTTCTAGTGTTACTCATGGTTAGATTATAGCAGATTATACTGGTTTACGGATATATGGGGGTTCAATCCAGACAATAGAAGAGAATGCACTAAATTGATCATTTACTATAGAAACTCCAGAACCGTCATCTACCGTTATTATGTTTGTCCCCATGTACGTCTCATATATCTCTTTTGGAGTAATTGAATACTGCCTTGATTCCTCTAAAACATAAATATCTTTCCATTCATTTGGTATATCCAATACACCATTTTCATCATACCAAGATTGCCAATCAACCTCATTTCCCGAGACTGGCTCTTGACCACCATAAAGAATGTCTTCCCAAGTTCTTGGAATTGTTACTCCAAATTCATTAAGACCTGTTGACTTAAAAAATGAAATATTGCTGTATGTGCATCCAAACAATAAGTTCAAAGATCCAGAGAAGTTGTTCATGTCTAGAGGCTCATCAAAAGAGAATGCAATAGCATTCCATTCATATTTTTCTATGTATGGATTTTCAACTTTTATGCCGTTCTGATAAAAAGATATTCCCGAATACTCTCTCTTTGTGTCTTGCTCTCTCGCAGACAAGTAGAATCTTTTTGCAGTTTCATCTGGAGTAATTGTAAACTCAATCCCTAGTGACTTTCCTGTTAAAGAAAATATAGTTTGTGTTGTTGATATTTGCTGAAATATATCATATTTCATAAAAAGCTGAAAGGCTCCTAGTGAATAGTTTGAGCTTTTATTTTTATTTATAGGAATTAGAGATCCATATTCAATTTCAGAGTCTGTGTTTAATATCTTTATTCCAGTATTTTCTGTTAAATATAAGTATGGAAGATTTTGCTTTCCTAAAAGTATTGGATTCTTTGACTTTCCACTATAATATATACCAGTTTTTACATAGGGGTAAATTGGCGTACCAGTCTTAGTTCCAATTGCTGTAAGTCCATTTTGATCAAGATTTCTTGAGGCAATCTCTAGATTTCTTACCTTCAAGGGGTTGCTGATGGTTCCGTCTTGCTCTATTTCAAAATGCAGAACCATTGCAACATTTTTAATATTAATTGTTTTTGGTGGATAAACTATTGCCCCATCAACAATTCTAAACTTAGTCTTATATGCCTTATACGGATCTTCATTTGTATTTTCTTCATCTGCGTATATGGTGTAAGAATCTGTGAGATTTTTTGTGTATACAAAACTTGATAGAGGCTCGTCTGCTCCCTCTGCAAGAAGTTGGAATGTCACATAGGCGTCAAGAGATGACTGGGACGTATCTATTTGATATTCTGTTATTATGTTTGATGCTAAGTCTGCATAATCTGCATACCCAGTAAGAATTGGATTATCTAAAACAGAATAACTCTTTTGAATTGGATCGTTATAAGCATCAAAAAGTTCTTGATATGTCCAGTCTGGATTATCTACCGTGGTCTCAGTTATTGAAATTAGAGATGGGTAACCAAAGTTAAATTGTAAATAGTCTAAATCATAGGCTCTATCATTATTTCTTGTTTTAATATATGAAGCAAAAGAAGATAGTGGAAAATACTCTTCCCATTGAGATGATACGGATATGTCAAGAAAGAATGCTCCATATCTAAAGAAGGGGGATAGGGTATATGATGCATAATGACCATGCAACAATGCCTCATCTTCATTGTTGGCGATACCATTATCTTGAAAATGTTCTGATATAGAATTATAGTTATTCTGATCCGAAAAACCTATTCGATAAATCTTTCCCTCAAATGTTGATTGACCGTTTCCTCCTACAAACATAGATAATACTTCTGGAGCACCAAAGAATGAAGACAGTTCGTAGTTAAATGATTGAGACAATGTTGGTATATTGATACCCACAACAAAGTGACTATTCGATACAGTAAAGCCAGTGTTAGACAGTTCTTGACCATCAAACTCATATGTTATGTCGTATCCAGTTATATTCATTTCAAATCTTTTTCCAGTTAATGTATTTACTATATGAATTAGAGGTCTTGTTTCTGTTACTTCTGACTCTACCTCAAATATTCCATAAATAGAGCTTAGTGGATTAGATAGAAATGTCAAAGAGGGGAAGTTTAGGTAACATTGCTCTGTCCAGTTTGTTCCAGTTACAGGAACCCATTCACCATCTTCAATATTTGGTCTAAATGATATATTTGTAGGGTGATTTCCACTTGGATACAAGAGGTCGTTTAAATCCTTACAATCTGAATACCATTCAACAACATCCCTTCCACCTAGAGATATATCTGGCAAAAAGTAATCTGGGACAGAAATAGAGTTTGTGTTTGCAATAAGGTTATTGTAATACCCTGCATCCCATCTTTCCATATCTGGATAAATTTTATTTACCGAATAATTTGCATTAGAGAAGTTTATAATAGCTTCCTCTCCGTCAAAGGAATCGTTTATTAGCTCAAGTGGATCTGTTCCTTGACCCCAAACAAACCTTTTTCTAGCTACTTGCAGTGGAATGGGATATGGGAAAATTGAGATACAATCAATTTCCATCAGGTCTATATCTTCATAGCTATATAAGCCAATCCAATCACTATCAGACAAACTTATAGTTTCTCTATTTATTTTTATTTGAGCTACAACTTCTCCATTAATAAGCATATTAAATGTATCATCTTTTACATATAGATGTACCATCATTGGTCTATACCAATACGATACATTATGAGAAGAAAACTTTCCATCGACAACTAATGTGATAAAACCTTCACTTACATATATTCCATCATTAGTGTCTATTGGGCCAAGAATTCTTCTTGACTCTTTTGTTGTTGGCCTTATCTTCAACCAAAACTCTAATGTGTAATCTTTATATATTCCATCTCTTGTAAAAAATTTTTTGTTTGGAAAAATGAATGATGGAGATCCTACTTTTGATGGATATATCTTTGTAACATTCTCTGATCCGAATATCATGGGTATTCCTTGATTTTTTGCAAGGAGCTTTCCATCTTCATGAATGAAGTAAGCATTTTCTGAAAGTATGCCATATTGGTCTGAAGGCACCACCTTGTTGGATATTCCAGATAGTGCTGGAGCGTCTTCTAAACTAGCACCCAAGCTTTTAGATGTGAATGGTTCTGACCATTGACCAACAGTAATACCATTAAAAATAAAATTGTATCCACCAGCAAATCCACCAACTTCTACTTTTGCCCTAAATATTATATGACAATAATCTGAATCAAATTCTTGAATAACAAAAGTTTCTTGTAAATGCACCCACTCTCTTCTGTTAGCTGCTGGAATTGTCGTCATAACTTCTATCCAAGAAGATGTATCGTTATCATAATACTCATATCCAAATTCATATTCAGAAACATATATGGAATCCTGATAAAGATACATGCTTATACAAAATGTTTCAAGGTCTGCACTACAATCACTAAAAAGAAACAAGCTTGGACTTTTTGCCTCTATGTATACCCCCTCCGACAGAGGAACGTCACCTTCTATGCCAGCGTATATTTCACTGTCAAATGGGGAGGATGTGTCTGGAAGATCCAGTGAGTCATTAGCTGTCCCATTTGTTATAGTCCATCCTGCATATGGAGAATTTGGCTCAAATCTTCTTTGCTCATCCGTTATTAAAGATATGTATGAAATATCATCGTCTATAGGCCAGATACCTAGTGGATGCTCTGAGTAAAGTTTTGCTGCGTACATATTAGAAACATTTGCCATTTTTTATTCTCCTAGTTAATTATAGCAAAGCGGGGCAGCCTCAAACGCTACCCCGCTCCGCAACCAACCTATTACGCAGAAACTAGATCAACAACATCACAAGCGCCTGCAGTACATGCCAACTCTTGTGTTCCAGAAGTGGTATCCTCTAGTTCGTAAAGTGGAAGTGATTGCCAAGGAATATTTTCTGGCATTGACTTCAAAAGTTTTTCATACTCTTCTTTTGTTATTTCTTGATAAGGTGCCTGCTTATATGAATGCTCAGAAAGTGGTAGGAATGAAACCCCACCAATTGAGTCAAAATTTTTGAATACCCAAGCTCCTACATCAAGCCATTCATCCTCTGCAACATTAATTGTTACGGATGGATTGTGCTCTGTCCAGTGTGTTCGATAAGTTTTCCAAATCTCAAGATGGTCAATTGCTGACATATCCTTAGTTACAGTGGCACCCCTTGGGGCCTTAATTGGAAAATAAAACACAGTAGTCATGTCAGGCTTCATTACGTCAGGCTCGTTTGGAACACCAAAGTCCTTAAGGAATGCTGTTAGTGGATCTTTGTTATCTGCACGAACAGATCTAATGTAATATTCTGAATACCATGGATGGATTCCACTAGATACCCCAGTAAGCTGAGAGACAGTTCCAGAAGGCTTTACAGTGGTGATAGCGGTAGAATGATTGATTCCCAATTTATCTGCCTCAACTGCATTCTCTCCAACAGCAATTTCTCTTAAGCTATCAAGCAGGCTTGGAAGATTCTTATGAAGTGTTCCAGTCAACTTATTTCCAAAAATTCCTGTTAGAGATACGCCAAGCAATCTTTCTTCTTCTGTATTTGACTGCCATGTCTTACGAATATATTTAAATGTGCTTAGTGTTGATTGCCATGTGCCCAATATAGTTGCAAGACGAACCTTTTCTGAAAGAGTTTCGGCTGTATCTTCTGCATCAATAACGACTTCTGTCAAATTACAGAATTGGTTTGCACGGAGAAGAATTTCTCCACATGGATTAGTTCCAGCAACCTTTCCTGATTCCCTTCGACCAAATTTGTCAATGTGCTTACGAACAGCATCTAGATTATAGATTCCTCTTTCTCCTGACTTTGATTCGTATAGATTTCTCCATTCACGCAGGAACTGAGCAGTATTTGGCTTTGAATTATATACCGCTGAATTATTGGCAAGAGCACGCTGACCCTCCTGCTCCCACCATTGTCCACTCTTTGCCTTTGCCATCTCAAAATCGTCAAGATTAGATAGGGAGATTAAGGCTGAACGTCGAACTCCTCCAACGACAACAACTTCACCAATCTTACACATAAGATCATGAGCTTCAATTGGCTTAAGTCTGCGACCCTTTGCAATCTTAAATTGCTCAACAGTAAACTTAAATAGGTCGTTTAATGGATCTGGACCTGATGCCCTTCCTCCGAAAGTCTTTAATCGTGCTCCTGCTGGACGAACCTTTGACATATCCCACTCGGGAATCTGACCAGTAACAAGAAGTCCAATGAGTTCTTTAAATGACTTAGCCCAGCCCAACTTTGAATCCTCAACAACTATTGTTGTATTTGTTGGGAAAAGTTCTTCTGCAATTACTGGAAGACTGTCTACATACTTTTGCTCAACAGAGAATCCAACCCCAGTACCATTCATCAGAATATACATGGCCTCATCAAAGGATCTAAGGCTGTCTACGGCAATAAAAGAACAATTGTATGCCGCGATGTGGTCTCTTTCTAAAGCTGGCCCTGCGGTCATCATGGCACGCATAGATGGCATAACCTTGTGATGAATAATTGCTTCTCTTACTTCTGTAAACGTAATATCTTTGTCATCATACTTATAATTCTTTACAAGGTGATTTCTCATGAAGTCCATGTATCGATCTACAGTCTCTACCCATGTTTCCCTCCTACCCTTTTCCTCAAGCCATCTTGAGTACCTTGAAACATGAATAAAATTTCTGTATGGATCTGATATTGATCCATTTTCGTCAATGAACGACATACAAACACCCTTTCTAGATTTAATTTGTGAGTATTGAGTATATCATCTTTGCTGTATTCAATGCAATAACTTTGGTAACATTTTTATTAAGATTCGTTGGAAATAAACAACTTTCTAGATATTGTTATTTATAACAGTTTGATTAATTTTTCTATGCCACCCTATATGCTATGACGACTATTCCAGAAGATCCAGACCCGCCTGGCCCACCACTTTGATTTGAACTACCTCCGCCGCCTCCGCCGCCGCTGCCTCGGTTTACAGTTGCGCTTTGTCCACCTACGTTACCAATAGCTCCATTTCCTCCTCCAGAAGATCCAGATCCTGCAACTGGTCCAGAAGTTTGAACCTCTGACCCTCCTCCTCCTCCGCCTGCTCGGGCTAAGGCACTACCCGTAATGCTTGATGTAGTACCAGTTCCACCATTTCCTCCACGGTTTCCCGAAGTAGCACTATATCCTATAAGAGAAGATCCCCCACCTCCACCGCCAGCATCGACAACGCCAAGACCTCCATTAAATCCTTGACCAACCACTCCAACGCCTCTTGCGCCTGCGCTTTGGAACCCATCTCCTGCTGCGCCACCACCAGAGCCACCATTTGCACCACTTCTATTACTAAAGCCACCTCCACCACCACCACCAGTGGAAACCACTAAAGAACCTATCGAAGAGTTTACTCCATTTGCTCCCCTTTGACCGCTACTAGTTCCATTAGAACCTCCGCCTCCGCCACCACCGATAGTTACCGTATAGCTCGCCTGACCCATGTAGGTCTCATCTTCAAGATATCCTCCTGCTCCTCCTCCTGCGCCTCGGAATCCACCACCACCTCCGCCGCCTGCAACAACTAAAGTGCTAAAAGGAAATACTCCAGTTGACTGGGTTACTACAAAAGTTCCTGATGAGGTAAAGGTGTGTACTTTCCAAGTTTCTCCAGTACCATTATAATTTGCTATGGTTGCAGTTGTTCCACCAGATGCTGCATTATAAGCAGCCCAAGTATTAACCCCACCCTTTACCGTTTTTGTAACTTGCTGAGACCCTATTCTAATATTGTTAGAATTATTCCAAATTGTCATTATTAGCCAACTATCATGTAGACTGTATTAGCTTCTGGAGTTAGAGCATCGTACTCAGATTGAGTAACCTCCACAATCTTATCTACTGTACCATTTCCAAGTATGGGATTTCTATTAATTATGTCTGCTGTATCTCTTGCTCTAGTCATTATATCTCCTCCCTAAAATTATACCATTTTTATCAAGAAGTATATTGAGGAATTTCTATCCAAGATCTACTTTTTTCATCCCAAGACCAGATTCCTTCTTCTGGCATTGGAATTGGGGGCTGCCAATTATGTTCAGAATCTAAAGTCCAAGAATCGTATGGCCTTGGTGTTATAAAAACATCTGATTCCGAATCATAAGAATATCCTATTCCAGCGTACATCTTTCTAAATCCATTTTCGGCGGCATTATAGCTTGTTCTAATCCAACTCCCCTCTATACCAATTCCATGAATATATGCTTCAATTGCTGCATCATTTTCATCTCCACCCAAATTGTCTGGTATAACAATTACTTCTCTTACAATATTATCTTCTATTTTTGCTGCATGTGCCATTTTGTATCCTCCTTTTTATAAATAGTCATTTAGTTAGTCCTCACTCGCACGATCACGATTCCTGAACCACCAGCAGCGCCGTTGCCAGCATTTTGTCTAGCGCCGCCTCCGCCACCAGTATTTGCTGTCCCAGCAACAGGGCTAGTAGTACTAGCAGCGCCGCCGCCGCCTGTGCCGCCGTCGCCCTGAGTGCTGGAACCAGAACCACCACCGCCACCAGCACGGGTTACAGAACTATTTGTGATGGAACTTGCTTTGCCAGCACCACCATCTCCGCCATCGACAGATGTGGCATTCTGACCAGCAGCACCAGCGCCGCCGCCGCCGCCGCCAGCGTTACCAGCAGCAGTACCTCCAGCGTTACCAAGACCTATCGTTGCAGCGCCGTCGCCACCGCCGCCCGACCCGCCAGCACCCGCGAGCCCAAGCCAGCCCTTGCCTCCTCCACCACCTGGAGAAATAGCATAAAGACCGATAACAGAGGAGGCTCCGTTGTACCCCAAAGGCTGATAGGTGTAGTTAGTTGAGCCTGAGCCACCCGCACCAACTACAACAGTATGCGCTCCAGTTGGTAAATAAATTGATGATTCAAGGTGTCCTCCACCGCCACCACCGCCAGCAGAGAAGTTGTTTCT